TAAGTCATGAATGTTTTGGTACGAGAGAACCACTCAAACCCCTCCTTCTCACACAAGTCCTACTTTTCATACTTGTGCTGCTTATAGTTTTAATTTCAATATATCGTAATAGAAATCAATGAAGTTTATAGCAAAAGTGTATGAACCCATGTATGACTTCAATGATAAAAAGTATATCCGTTATATAATTCCTGTAAAAGTCTCTGAAATTATAGAACGAATGCATACAAATAAATCGCATCTCCTCATGAATCAAAACATCGACAATCCCCTCGATGGTACTATTCTCACAGTGAAGGTGCCGTTCCGTTATAGGAGAGTGATGTGCAACGTCAAAGGACGTCCTATTCAGTCTCTAATAAAGGATGATGAAGTTGAAATTGAAATCAATTTCAAGGGGGTTTGGAATGTTGGTACTTATTCAGGCTTTTCTTGGATACTCTCAAGTTCCTGTACGGGTGGCTGATTGGGGTCGTTGGGGAGGTTAATAATCTCGAGACCAGCCTTCTTGAACCCCTCAAAGGTTGCGAGTATCCCTTGCATACGGAAAATCTCTTCGTGCATTCCTTGTATCTTATTCCGAACTTGTCGAATATTCTCTTCAACGTCGACGGTAGGCATTGTACTTATTTAAAGTTTTCACCCTTTAAATAAGTATATTCGGATGACAACCCTTACAAGAACGGGATATATGGTGAGTGAAGGACCAATCCAAGAAATTAAAAAAGAATTAACGGTAAGACCTGTGGTCAATGGCGACTATGGATTTCCTCCACCGCCTTTCAAAGTTTTCAGACCAACTAAGACTGGAGTCTGCGTTCCAAGATTCTATGGAACTGATAAGCTTGGAGAGCCTCGGGAAGACAAACGTCCCGAACCTACCCGAATCAATACCAAATTTGTGGGACAACTCCGAGATTCCACACACCAAAACGAAGCCCTCGCAGCAGCAATTAAAGCAGGTCATGGGGTCCTTTCTTTACCATGTGGTTATGGCAAAACGACGGTATCATTAGCTATAGCGTGTAAACTGGGATACAGGACCATGATTGTCGTACACAAACAGTTCTTAGCTGACCAGTGGCGGGAACGCATCCAACAGTTCTGTCCGGGTGCCACGATTGGTGTAGTACAACAGAACAAAAAAGAGGTTGAGTGTGATTTTGTCATCGCGATGCTTCAGTCGTTGTCCCTGAAGGAATATAGCTTTGCAGACTTTGACTCTGTAGGAACACTCATCGTAGATGAGGCACATCATATTTGTGCTAAAGTATTCAGTCAGAGTCTTTTCAAAATGTGTCCTCGACACATCTTTGGTCTCTCAGCAACCCCAGAGAGGAAGGATGGGCTCACGAAGGTTCTCCATTGGTTCATGGGACCCACGTTCTTCGCAGTTGAGAGAAAGAATCAGGAACAAGTTGAGGTGTTCCCCATAACATTCGATTCCCCAAACTATAGGAATCCACCACCCTCTATGAGGAATGGGAAGATTTCTATGCCCAGCATGATCACAGCGATTGTAGAAGATCGTCAACGAAACCATATGTTGGTGGAGTTGGTGAAGAAAGCGTCAGCTGGGACGAGACAACTCCTTGTTTTGAGTGACCGCCGACAACACTGTGAGTTCCTTCATCAATGTTTCCCAAAAACATCTGGACTCTACATGGGTGGTATGAAAGAAGCCGCCCTCCAGGAATCCTCAAAAAAGAAGATCATCTTCGCGACGTTCAGTCAAGCCCACGAGGGTCTGGATATCCCCACCCTCGATACAGTTATTTTGGCGAGTCCCAAGTCTGATATCACCCAAAGTATTGGAAGAATCATGAGAGAGACGAAAGGAAAGAAGAATAACCCACACATCTATGATATTCATGACCCGTGGTCTATCTTTACAGCCATGTACTTCAAGCGAATGAAAGTGTACAAACAAGGTGGTTTCAATATTCAAGGTAAATTTACGGAAGAGAAGAAGAGTGATTTCCCCTCAGGAAAATGTTTATTTTTATAATCTGAACATCTATTAAATGTCCGGTGCATTGATACAACTTGTCTCTAAAGGTGTACAAGACGCGTACATCATAAGTGAGGAGGGACATTCATTCTTCCGTACGAAATTTATGCGGCATACAAACTTTTCACAGGTACCTAAACTGATTAAAACGATAAACGAGAATGATACCTCAATCACGATCCCAGTTCTCGGTGACCTCATAAATGCGATTTGGTTCGAAGGTTCTTCTAATACCTTCTCCATGTTTTACAAATCTACGATCGATTTATACATCGGGGGTCAGAAGATCGATTCACACCATTATGACTACTATGCCGATATATGGTCAAACTATCTCGCGGACACATACAGTAAATCACAAGAATTGAATAATAAAACATCCAGTAGAAACCCGAGATTCCTACCACTTCACTTTTTCTTTTGTGATCATAAAGCGTTTTTACCCCTCGTCGCCCTCCAAAATCACCAAGTCGAAATAAAAATTAATTTTGACCAAACGAGTCTCAACGGATTGACGGAGGCTGATAAAAAAATTGAAGTGTACGGTAATTATATCTTTTTGGATAAAGATGAAAGAGAGGCTATCATTCAACGACAAATGGATCTCGTGATCACACAGGTCCAACGAGTGGAATACAACCTTAATACTTCAGATGGGTACAATACACTCGATTTGAGTCCGTTCAACCACCCAGTTAAATCACTATTTTTCGGTTTCGATGCGTCTATAAGCAATTATAAAATCGATTACTTTACGTTTACTGGTGCCGATTTACAGCTTAACGGTACACATTTATTTGAAAATATGAAACCCAGTTATTTTCACACCGTGCAAAATTATTATAAATCTCAATATGGAGTGTCCGAATTTGATTCCACCCTAAACACGACGGTATTCACGAGGTATTTCGTATACCACTTTTGTATGAACGCATCAGAGTATAGTCCATCTGGTTCGTGTAATTTTAGTCGTCTCGACAACGCTAAAATGATTATAAGGGGTGCGTCCGTTGGTGGGCAAAGACCCCCAAACCAACCTCTCTACGTGTACGCACTTAATTACAACGTGTTTAGAATCAAAAATGGGTTAGGGGGGGTATTATTCGGGAATTAAACGTACTACGGGGGAGACCCCATGGTAGATTCAATATACATTTACGCCCTGATGGCATCTGATATGGCTAAAGCAACCACGCCTAAGATAAAAGCTATCACGACGTAATTTAATTCACTCTCCTCTAAACCAACCTGAACACTCAGGGGGGTGATAGCGGGTGGTGGATCCACCACCCGCTGTTTGGGGGGTTCCATTTCCTCCAGTGGATAGTATGCTATCATTTATATACATTTAGAGATTAATTTCCTTTTTCGTCTTCTTCTGTCTGGGGGCACGCTTGCTTCGGGTCGTGGCGACATTCACTTCCTTGACTTCACCTCCAGTGGAATCACCGGAAATGGAGATGATATCGGATATGTCGTCCTCATCCTCATCCTGGGTTTCATGGAGTGTATGTTTCGTGGTGTTCATGGGAGGCGTGGGGGGCATCATGATCCCACCCATTAAACTGGAGATGTCGATACCAGGACCCTGCATCTGGTATTCCCCGGATCCACCGACTGGAGCTGTATCAGCGGGACCTCCTGTGTTCCTGGTGGTATTCTGTACCGCACTCATCATACTCTTGATGAGGTCGGGGTTCTGCTTCATCACGTCGTTCATGTTGGGCATCACAGACTTGAACATACTATTGGTCAAGTGGAACATCATCGCCGAACCACCCAACATCATGATCAACTTGATTTCAGGGGCGACGCTGACCTTCGAGCGATACTTCACGTAGAGCTCTTCAAAGACACCATCATAGTCATCGACATTCTCCATGATGGATTCAGACCAACCCTCAAGCTGAACCTCGAAAGGGTTGTATCGCTTGTTGAGAAACTCTAGACCAGTCACACACGCCACGAGCATCCTTCGAGAGAAACGAACAGACTGCTCCACATCGATGCTGTACGTGATCCTCTTGACCTCCGACCTGAGCTCTTCAACATTCGAGTACGCATTGAGTCTCTTGTTCACCGCGAACCCCTTCTTTTCGAGACGACTCAATTTGTTAATGAGATCCGCCTTCTCTTCGTCGATGGAGGTGTACCCTTTCGTCGGTTGTTCTTCTTGATGACTGGGACCAGGACCAGTATCCATATCTTGGTCGTCATACATTTCGTCCTCTCCGTAATCAATTTCTTCATCTTGTTGATATTGTACAGGAGCGGACTGTTTATTGGGATTCACAAAAGCATCCATACTTTCTTGTTGCTGGGTCATAAGCGGTGGGTTTGGACTGGGTCTGGCTGGTCTCGGGACACGTTGGGGACGAGGGGCAGAGATTTCAATCTCATCCATGATCGCCTGTTCATCCGCATCCAATTTCATAATGTTGGTATTTCCTCTGTCGAGTACGATTTCTTCGTCCATCTACTCTTTATGTAGAAACTAAAAAAATTACCTTTAACGCAGTTTAAAAAAATATATGTACATTATAAATGTTTACCCTTAATCGTACCAGTCGTAATGCACTCTCTATGATTGTCATCCTTCTCGTGGTAATCTCCGCCCTCGCCGCCTTCAGAACCAAAATCACGAGTAATTACCAGCCCAAGCCAATCACTGTCAAGACGGTCAGTGATGCTTCCATTTTCGATCTCCCCGTCAGTCTGGAATGTACCGCTGGATCAGGGAAAAGGGATAGCCCATACTCCAAGGGACTCACACCAGGTGGTATTTGTGGTGCCCAGGAACTCGTCAGTGCGCACGCTGGGTACGAGATTACCGATGGAATTGGCGGATCTTTAATCTAAGTTAAATATAAATGGCTCTCATTACAGCTCTCACTGGGGCGATTCCAGATCTTCAACACGAATATCACATCGTCACGATAGATACAATTGGGCAGAGTAGCGCCAATGTGTTCACGTGTTATCTTCAACAACCACTGAAGAATGTGGTTCAGGCGAGGTTGTTAGCTGCACGAATCAATACCACGGTGGCTACGGAACACTGCTATGTTTCCATAAAGGAGTTGGATACCATCTTTTCTGATCGAGCTTCTGATCTACCAAACGGTCAAGCGAGTGAGAGTGTCGTTCGTAACTCGTTCGCCAGCATCGTGAGTGGTGGTACAGGTATTATTGGGTTCAAGGATGAGTATCCGATCGTCACCCAATACATCGATCCTGTTCGTACGATTGATCGATTTACGGTGACTCTCAGAAACCAAAGTGGTGTACCCATTCTCCCCGGTGCGAGTAGCAATAATTTCTTAGTCATTCGTTTCGTGTGTAGAAAACCCAACCTGTAATTTTCTCCTTTTAGTATAGTATACCATGTCTGCAGGCATTGTTCAATTGATCGCAATCGGCGCCCAGGATGAATACATCATGGGTAACCCAGAAATTTCTTTCTTTAGTTCAACGTTTAAAAGACATGCTAATTTTTCACAATCCATCGAAAAGCAAACGATCCATGGAGCGGTGAAAAACAGTTCAATGTCAAGTGTTCAATTCGAACGCTCTGGCGACCTTCTCGGATATGTCTATTTCACAATCGATAATATCACATCCGCCCTTGATATTCAAAGGTGGGATACCATCATAGATAAAGTGGAACTTCTCATAGGTGGTTCGGTCATCGATACCCAAGATTCCATATTTACCGAAAAAATTGCGGTTGATACATTCGCACAAAACGTTTCCAGAAGTTCGAATGGTACACACCCCGGTGTGAGTGCTCGCTCTTATTTTTACCCCCTTCGCTTCTTCTTCTGTGAGGGTCCTCAATGTGCTATCCCTCTGGTCGCACTCAACTATCACAACGTCGAGATCCGTATCCATTGGGCAACTGCCGCATCCGATTATAACATAGAGTGCTACGCGAACTATTATTATCTCGATAACGAGGAACGTGGTAATATCGCACTGAGGAAGCATGACCTTCTCATCACCCAAGTACAGAAAAACATTCCATCTCGTACACTCGTCCAGGATCTGACGTTTAATCATCCCGTGAAGTATCTTGCCTCATCGGATACGACCACGGATGGTGCGCTCACTTCACCCATTAACAAAATTAAGTTAAACATCAATGGTACGGATATGAGTAATTATAAATGGGGGAAACCACATTTTATTGATGTGATGAGTTACTACCACACAAACTTTGTGACGTCTCCAGATTTCTTTCTCCATTGTTTCTGCCTCTCCACAAGCTCACTTCAACCCACAGGTACCCTCAACTTCAGTCGTTTGGAGTCTGCTAAGATCATGAGTGAATCAATGCCTATCAACGACCCGATATATGCGGTCAACTATAACATATTACGTATCGAGAACGGTATGGCGGGACTCCTTTACGCGAATTAAAATGCTAATCTATATTAAATGGTCAAGAACTTGCCGACGGTGGAGAGATCCACAAAAATCCGGTTTGGTAAAAATTGTACGGAAGACCAGGGTGAGAATACGATTGTTCTAAATGCGAGTAATACCGCTATCGATACATCTGCGGGTGGTGCTATATATATAACACCTGTGCGATTCGATGATACCTATTCTTCAAAACCCGAAATTGTAATCATGATGTATAACACGGTAACAAAAGAACTAGTTGAATCTGGTGAAGCAGCCCAAGATATCATTGGTAATGTTGGTTTTGATGCTGTAACTTCTCAAGGTAATACATCACCAGACGTCGTACGATTTGTGAGTAACACAACTTCTTTGGTCACTGAATCGAATGTAGGTATCGCAAATGCTTCACCAGGTCACACTCTCAGTGTGGGTTCAAACCTATATGTTAGTGACACCGGTTCGAATGTTCTCGTCGTGAACGGAAGTACGAAAATTAATGGAAATATCGTCGTCCAAGGGAACGCACAGATCGATGGTATCCTTACCGTGATTAACACCGAAAACCTCACTATCACGGATGCCATAATAGAATTGGGGAGAAACAATGTGGTCGGAGATACGACCCTCGACCTCGGAATCATCATGAACCGCCCAGGTTCTAACGTCACGGTTGGGTTTTTGGAGGGTGCGAGTGAACTCGCTTTGGCGTACACAGAAACGAGTGCGGGTAGTAAAACCATCACCCCACTCACCGCGGAGACATTGGATGTACACGTGTATGGTCGCGTTCTCACCGAGTCCAACGTAGGGATCATGAACACGAGCCCCATCCACACTTTGGACGTGGGATCCAACCTCTATGTGGATGTATACGGTTCGAATGTTTTGGTCGTCACCGGAAACACAAGTATCAGTGGTGACCTCACAGTGAATGAAAATACGTTTCATGTGGACACGACGACACACAGGGTCGGAGTTGAGACGGCGACCCCCCAAGCTAACCTCCACGTCGTTGGGAACGTGTATGTCTCATCGAACTTGACTGTAAATACTGACACTTTTCATGTAGATGTGGTGAACGACTCTGTTGGAGTCGGGACGGTGACCCCCCACGCTAACCTTCATGTCGTTGGGAATGTCTATGTTTCCTCGAACTTGACTGTAAATACTGACACTTTTCATGTGGATGTGGTGAACGACTCCATTGGAGTCGGGACTGTGAACCCTAACGCTAACCT